TGGCGCAGATCCAGACGCTGCTCGAGGGACGGTCCGTCTCGGATCTCGAGAGCTATCAGATCGCCGGCCGCGCGGTGAACAAGATGCCGGTCTCCGAGCTCATGAAGCTCGAGAACATCTACATCGCGAAGGTGCGCCAGGAGCGGAACCCCGGGCAGTTCGGCGTGATGCATGAGACGCACTTCGTGAGGCCCTCGTGAAGCCGCGCAAGCTCCCCTGGTGGAAGCGCGCGATCGTGAATCTCGCGAAGCGCGCGATCGTGGGCCTCGAGGGGATCGGCGGCGCGGCGACCGGATTCGCCGGCGCGCGCTGGAGCCGGCTGTTCCTCGATTGGGTCATGATCAACCTGTCGGCCGATCGCGAGCTGCAGAGCGATCTGCCGGCACTCCGCGCGCGCTCGCGCGAGCTCGTCCGCAACAGCTCCTACGCAAAACGGTTCCTGCAGCTGCTGCGCGCCAATGTCGTCGGCCCCCACGGAATCCGGCTCCAGGCGCAGGTCCGATCGGCCGAGGGCCGGCCATTCGACACCGTGAACACGGCGATCGAGGATGCCTGGGCGGCATGGGGCAAGGTTGGCATCTGCACCGTCGACGGGAAGTACTCCTGGCGCGACGCCCAGGGCCTGCTGGCGACGACGCTCGGCCAGGACGGCGAGTTCTTCATCCGCCTGGTGCGGGGCTTCAACAACGATTTCCGCTTCGCGATCCAGTTCATCGACGCCGATCTGCTCGACGTCAACTTCAACCGGCTCGCCGGCGATGGCGTCAACGAGATCCGGATGGGGATCGAGAAGGACGCCTGGGGCCGGCCGGTCCAGTACTGGTTCTGGAAGCGGCATCCCTCCGAGTCGGGGCGCGACCAGGAGCGGACGCCGATCGCCGCGGCCGACATCATCCACGGGATGATCCCGCTGCGCCACGGTCAATCGCGCGGCGTGCCGTGGTTTCACCCGGTCCTCGTCGACCACAAGATGCTCGCCGGCTATCAGGAGGCCGAACTCGTCGCCTCGCGCAGCGCCGCGGCGAAGCCGGTCTACTACACGGTCGATCCGGAGAAGGCCGGCCAGACGGGCAGCCAGGACGAAGCGATCAATAGTGTGCCCGAGGAAGTGTCGCCCGGGCTCGCGCATGAGCTGCCGCCCGGCTACGACGTCAAGGCGTTCGACCCGACGCATCCCAACGCCGCGTATAAGGACTTCGTCTCGGCGATTCTCCGATCGGTGGCCTCCGGCCTAGGCGTCTCCTACCACTCGCTCGCGAACGACTTGTCTGGCGTGAACTACTCATCGGCGCGCGTCGGCGAGCTCGCCGATCGGGACGAGTGGCGCTCGCTGCAGCAATGGATGATCGAGCACGTGCACACGCAGATCTATGAAGAGTGGCTGAAGATGGCGTTGCTCGCCGGCGTGCTGCCGACGCTCTCGCAGGATCATCGCAACTATCTGCGCATCGTCTGGCGGCCGCGCGGCTGGTCCTGGGTGGATCCCAAGAACGAGCTCGAGGCGGCGGTGCTCGGGATCCAGCACGGGCTCACCAGTCGCACGGACATTGTCGGCCAAGCGGGCGATGACATCGAAGAGATCTTCCAGAATCTCAAGGAAGAGCAGGAGCTCGCTCAGGAGCTCGGGGTCGACCTGGCGAAGAACCTGCCGCCGGCCGGCGTCCCAGGGGTGCTAGCGAATCCCGATGAAGGCGGTGGCGCCGCGGACGGATCGGCTGATGGCAACGGCAACGGGAACGGCAACCGAATCGCCGAGCATGTGAAGCCTCATGCCGGGCGCTGAATCCTATGCGGCGATTCCGCCGAACTCGACAGGTCCGCAGGTCCGGACGATCCAGGTCACGACCATCGTCGACGGCATCCCGCTCACCGTCGACCTGCAGGTCGTCGCGATCGCCGACAGCGACGGCAACGTGATCGATCAGTTCCAGGACTACAACTGGCAGCGGCGCGTGATCGACGAGCTCGCGGCCTTGCGACAGATGCTGTCCGAACGACTCGGCGTGCCGTTCGTGCCGACTCAACCCTAGGAGACGCTGACCATGGCCCGGAATCCCGCATTCACCAAACACGGTCTGGCGAGCCGACGGAAACCGCAGGTCACTCCGGACGGCGGTGCGAACAATGAGGTGGCCGACCGCAATGGTCGCTACGGCGAGGGCTATGTCCTCCCGCTCTGGCCGAATGATCAAATGCTCGCGGATGAGGGCTCCTTCTATGTCTCCGCCCTCGCCCCACAGGCCACGGCGCTGCAGCTGGGCCTCTCGGCGAACTTCGCCGCCGCGGCCGTCGCGTTGGCGTTTCAGAACACGGACGCCGGTCAGTTCGACGGCGGACTCCGCTGTTATCCGCGCTACCTCCGCATGCTCGTCTCGGTGGTTCCGACATCGGCGACGGCGCTGCTCTTCGCCTCTGTGCTCGACGCGAAGGATCGGACGCCGACAACCGTCGTTGCCAAAGGCGGCGTGGCAGCGACGGCGACCTGCTACAAGGAGCCCGGAGTTCCGACGAGCCTGGATCAGGCGGCCCCCGCGATCGGCACGCCATACTTCCCGCTCTCGACGGCGGCCGGCGCGCCGCCGGCGGTTCCCGCCGCCGGCCAGAATGCGCGCACGATCGTCGGCAACGGCTCGCTGCGCGCGCAGATTCCCGTCGCCGGCGACGAGTACATCATCCAGTTCGGTGCGGGAGACATGCCGGGCGCCGGACTCGTGACGGCGGCGCCGGCGGGGGCGTCGAGGATTGTGGCCGTGCATCCTCCGATCGTCATTCCGCCGCAGGCCTGGTGGCTCTTCTATCTCTGGGCGCCATCGAACGCGACGGCCGGCATCGCATTCTCGGGCCTCGAGGTGGGCTGGGTCGAGCGGTGAGCTTGCTGCTGCTGTTCCGCCGCGGCTACGGCGATTGGCCGGAACGCCCGACCACGCCGGCCGCGGCGCCGGCGAGCGCGCAGCCGGATCGCTTCCTCATCGCGCCGAAAGTCGAGGAGGTCCGGCGGCCGCTCACGACGCGGAAGCCGCTCACGAAACTGCGGTAGGCTTGCGCTGGCGGACCGGAGTTCATAACGTAGACGGCATCGCAGGACGATACGCCCCTGGGGGCAACATCCCCGGGGGCTTTTTCTTTTTGCGGGAGCTCGATGACGACGAAGCGGCAGGCGAGTCCGATGCTGTATAGAACGGCGACGCTGTCGGTCCGCGCGAAAGAAGGCGCGGATCCGGAGATCATCGTCGCCTTCTCGTCGGACACGCCGATCGAACGCTCCGATTGGTGGGGCGATCGCTGGGTCGAGATCCTCGAGCATGGCAAGGGCGCGATCGACTTCACGCGCGCCAAGCAGGGCCTTCCGCTGCTGCTCAATCACAACACCGATCGACAAGTCGGCCGCATCGAGAATCTCGAAGCGGGCGATGATGGCGTCCTGCGCGGCACGGTGCGCTTCAGCCGCAGCGTCGAAGGCCAGGAGGTCAAGCAGGACGTGCTCGACGGGATCCGCGTCGAGACCTCCGTCGGCTACACGATCATGGATCGCAAGGAAGAGCAGGAGAAAGGAAAGATCCTCACCATCCGCGCCACGAAGTGGATGCCGATGGAAGGATCGCTGGTGCCAGTGCCGGCCGATCACACGGTGGGCGTCGGCCGCGCCAATGATCCTGTCGCCCCCCTCGCCACTCAGGAGACTCGCACTATGGATCCTATCACCCCAGCCGCCCCGGCTCCCGCGGCGCCGGCCGCGCCGGTCGTGACGGGAGGCCAAGACGCTGCCGCCGCCGAACGCGCGCGCGTCACCGAGCTCCGCGCCCTGCAGCGTTCGCACAAAGCGCGGGTTCCCGACAAGAAGCTCGACGAGTGGATCGAGAAGGGCACCACGCCAGGCCAGGCCGGTGATCAGCTGCTCCGGCTCTACGAGGGCGGCGCCGAGCCCGGCTTCCTCCGCGGCGAAGATCCCGTCGTGTCGACCGAGGATCTCGAGAAGAATCGCTACTCGCTGTCGCGCGCGATCACCGCGCAGATCGACGGGGAGCGGACCTTCGAGATCGAGGTCCATGAGGCGATCGCCGCCCGGCGTCATTCGCAGGGCATGCCGAGCGCCCTCACCGGACGGACTAAGGGGAGCAAGGGTCCCTCGCTCTTCGTCCCGCTGAACCTCTGGGTCAAGCGCGGCAATGCGCTGCAAGAGCAGGCGTACTACCAGCGCGCGGCCCAAGAAGTCCAGACGGCCTCGAAGGGCGGCGAGCTCCGCTTCACCGAGCCCGGCCCGTTCATCGAGGTGCTGCGGAACCGGATCTTCGTCCGCGCGCTCGGCGCGCGGCTCCTGACCGGCCTGCAGGGCGATCTGCAGTTCCCCCGCCAGACGGGCGCGCAGTCGGCCTTCTGGGTTCCGGAGTCGCCGACGGCCGACGTCACCGCATCGAACATGGTCTTCGACAACCTGAAGCTCTCCCCGAAGCCGCTCTCGGGGACGAACTCCTTCTCGCGCAAGCTGCTCGCGCAGGGCGTCGCGGACATCGATACGCTGATCCAGCAGGACATGATCGCGGTCGACGCGATCGAAATCGATCGCGGCGCGATCAACGGCGTCGGCTCCAACAACGAGCCGATGGGGGTCCTCAACGCCTCCGGCACCAACTCCGTGACCGCCGGCGCGAACGGCGCCACGGTGATCTACGATCACTTCGTCGACATGGAGACGCAGCAGGCCCTGGCGAACGCCGACATCAACACGCTCGCCTACCTGACCAACCCCAAGGTCCGCGGCAAGCTGAAAAAGTCGGCGCAGATCTCCGCCTCGACCGGTATCCCGGTCTGGTATCAGGGCGAGGTCAACGGCTATCGCGCCGAGGCCACGAACCAGGTGCCCTCGAACCTCACCAAGGGCACGAGCACCACGATCTGCTCGGCCGCGATCTTCGCGCGCTGGGAAGAGCTCCTCATCGGCCAGTGGGGCGACGTCGAGTTCATCATCGATCCGTACACGCTGGCGAAGCGCGGCGACGTCGTCGTCACGAGCTACCTGATGGTCGACGTCGGCCTGCGCCATCCGGCGTCGTTCACGGTCATCAAGGATCTGCTCACGACCTGAGCAGCGGCTTTCGCAAGGAGCTTTGATGCGGATCAGAATCGCCAACGATCGAGGGGTCTCCTACAACGGAGACCACCTCGAGGGTGGAGAAGAGTACGAGATCGACGATCATTTCGGTCGCGTGCTGATCTCCCAGGGCCGCGCAGAAGCGGTCGATGGAGAACCAGAAGGCGAACGGGAGACGGTCCCCGCTCATCGCGATAAGGCGGTGAGACGTGCCACTCGGGGATAACGATACCGCGGCGCTGCTGTCCGATCTCAAGGCGCTGGGTGAAGCGGTCGACGTCGTCCTCGGGGCCACGACCGTGCAGGGTGTGCTCCGGAAGAACCAGGACGTGCTGGGCCAGGACGGGCATCTGATCGAGCGGGTGGACCTGGTCACGATCAAAGCCGGCTCGCTGCCCGGCCTCGCGGTGGGCAGCTCGCTGACGGTGGGCGGAGTCACGCGGATCGCGCGGGATCCGATCACGGGAGACGACGCCGGACTGACCGACGTCGTGCTGGACTGAGTGATCTACGCGCTCCGCAAGATCGTCGAGACGGACCTCACGGTCTCCGCGATCAACACGCAGCTCGGCCTGCTGAACACGCTGTACACGCTGAGCGTGCCGAACGTAGTGACGGTGGCCGACGGCGC